CATATTTGCATCCTCATCTGTTGGCGTAATTGCGCTCGGTGCTATGTTTTCTATTTCGTCTTTAATATAAGGAGAAATATTAAACCAACAAGCTCTATTTACTGTGTCAGGAATTTGCTTTTCAAGTGTTACGGTTTTTAATGGTAAAACTCCAGCAGGGTCTGAAATATTAACTACAACTTTAGTGTAAACTTGCGTAGCTTCATCAACTAATATCTTATAAGGACTTCGTACAAATATTACTTTCATTATATATCTTTTAAACTTGATTCCATTAAACTTTCAACATCCAACGCAAATGATTCTATTAATTCTTTATCTATGTATTTTTTATATCCTGCTTCAAATGGTGTAGTGAAAAACAAACTAGGTCTTATACCTCTTGCCCAAACATTTTTTGCTATTATTATTCCTATTGTTTTATAACTACCTGCTTTAAACTTTCCTTTGTCATCTCGCAATCTTATATTTTTTCTTTTTGCCCATAACTCTAGCGGTTGGCTTGGTGGTCTTTTACCTTTAAAACTAAACGGACTATTCGGTGCTTGTTGACCTTTTATCTTTGCGTTTTTAGATACTTGTGACGGGTCTGAACCTTTTACACCTTTGTCCTGAAATTGCCCATACATAGGCATTGAAAAGTTTAAACCTATACTATTAGCACCTACAAATACATCGCCCTTTATTTCGTTGTATAAACTCTTTGTGTCGTTCTTTCCATCTTTAGTTAAATTACTTCTACTTTGCTGTATAACGTAATCTCTAAACTTTTCTAAAGTCAATCTTGTTTTTTCTATTTCACGCATTAGCAAATAGTTGTATCGTTTGCAGTTTCTAAATTAAATGTAATTGTCCAACCTACTAACTTGTTTTCAAATCTATCTGAAAACGCTTCGTAGTTTGCAGTTCCATTTAATTGATAACCTTTATTATATAAATCACCTCTACGCATTGATTCGACAAATCGTTTGCCTAGTTCTAATTGGGTGTTAAATATATCCTGCTCATTGTCATTGTCTAACCATAAGTCAGTTGATTCTTTTGGTGATATATCGCAAACATCCATAAGCAATACAGAAACGTTAAATAGATTTGTATTACCTAATGCTGATTCTGTTACTGTATTAACTATAACGTGCGCTAAAGGGAATATAGTTACTTTGTTTAAATCTACGTTAAACAAATCTCCTGTTGAAACGTTATTAATTATACCATCAGCTTGTAATGATTCTTTTATTGCTTCAGTAACTTTATAATATGTTCTCATTATTTTATTCTTTCTAGTTCTAATTTTTCTTTCTCAAATGTCAAATATGTAAACGCTGCGGTTAATCTTAATTTAGAGACGTTTTCAAACTCAAGGATGTTTCCTTTAGCAAGTGCGTAATAGCTTGAATACCATCCCCACTTAACTCCGAATTGGGCTTCTCTAGTAAACGCTGAATCTGTTTGTCCGTCTCCAAAAAGTTCGCTGTATATGTCAACAATTCTGCTAGTAAATTGAAAAAAAAAACTGTAGAACTTAATACTACATCTAAAGGCATTGACTTCATCAACTCACAGCGTTCTTGTGAGCCATTATATTCTACTATTGTATAGTTGTTACTTAATTTATTTTTTATTGGTCTGTAGAGTACCGCCATAGCTCTGTGCATATTATCCCAGTCAGAAATGTAAGTATCTAAATCAGTATATTCGCCTAAAGTTATTTCATCTAAATTAGGAATGAAACCATACTCAACACCATTATGTTTGAATGTTCTAATTAGTTTATCTGTATTGGTTTTAAATGTTTCTTCTAATCTTAAAAGAATATCACTAATATCTTTTAGTTTCATTAGTGATACTTCAAGCAAAGATACACCGCAAAATATTTCAATCATTTTGTGATTTAAAAAAGTAGTATCAGCATTATCTTTTGCAATACTTAAATACTTTTGATATTGTTCTAGTGTTATTTCGTTAAGTGAAGTTGGTATTGTAATACTTAAATTCATATAGATTTTTATTTAATAATAAAATAAAGTCAATATTGTATTATACGAAATTGCAAAGCAATTAAAATAAAAAAAGACCTACATTTCTGTAAGTCTTAATTCAAGTAGGTAAGGCAAAAAAGGTATTATAGTAATTCTACATAAACATTTGTAAAGTGTTGTTTGTACTTCTTTTTAAATAACTGTTCTGCTCTTGCTGGTGTTGTTGCGTTTATGGTCTTCGTAATAAAATCTTTTTCGTCATCGTATCTAAACCAACCTTCAACTGTATATTCTTTTACAATTTGATAGTCAGGTATTGAATCTAATATACTATTGTTTTCTTTTGATTCTGTGTATTGGATTCCTTTAATATAGTTTGCACCATCTTTTATCCAAATCACGTTGTTTCTGCCTTTGATTATTTGTCTTTCCATTTGTTTTTGTTTTTACAAATATAATCTTATTATAATACAATTACATTGTTTAACATAATATTAACTTTTCAAATACTCGTTTGCTATCGCATACATTTTCTGCATCTTTTTTATTTGACCTATATTAGCTGGTAATGCTATATCTATTTCTATTCCTTTTGTGTGATGAATATAACATTGTATTGTCGCTATCATTTCGCCGTATGTCATTAGTAGATAAAGTAAGTTCCTTTGTTTGGATTTTCTAATTGATATCCTACTGCATAACGTAATGCATCAATTAAATGGTTATGATTATCTATTGGTGTGTTGCTTTTCTTTTCTAGCCAACAATAATTGTTTAACTCTTTAATCAAATTAATTGATTCAGGTGAAACTATCAAATCATAATCTAGCAGCAAAGATATTCCATACGTCACAGAACCTTGACCTTTAATTGCTGATACTATATTTAAACCTGATGTTTGTAGTTCGCTAATCAATCTAGGTTCGGCACTATCAGCTACTATTAAACTATCTAAACAATGCTGCTTATTTAAAGCGTATATCTGCGACGTTGTTAATGCAGGTAAACAAAATCTTTCATTGATATAAATTCGTTTATTAGAAACGTCTATATTACATTCTATTAATGTTGTTGGGTCATTACTAAATCCAAAATCTTGACCAAATACAGATTTACCTATTTGTTTATATTCGCCAATAGTCCAGTTCGTAAATATAACTCCCTCTGCTTTGTCTAACCAGCCACCTAATATTTGATGTTTGTATTTTTCAGGTCTTCTTTCTTTTATATTCTCAATTTGATTTATAAACGATTCTGAAAGGTTTGTGATGTTATCTAGGTAAGTTGTATGAATATAAGTAGTATCACCTTTTATTAAATTGCTTCCTGCTTGAATACCTTTGTCTTCAAAAAATTTCTTATAAATAAAGTGTTCTTTTGTTGCTGGATTCAATACTAATAAAACTCTATTCTGAATTCCTTTTGTTCTAATGCTAAAGTCTATCTTTTCAAATGTTTCCTCATCAGTCAATTCTTCTGCTTCATCTAATACCCACGTAGTTACTCCAGCTAATGATTTTAAATTAGCGGTTTGTGTTCCGCTACTTGTTTTAATACCTTTAAATAGTATTTTAGACCCAGTTCTTAAGTTTATGATTTCATCTTTAGTTATATAAAAATCGTTCGTTAAATCAGCTGATTCTATTTTGTCTATAAATTCAGGAATGATAGATACATTTGCTGATGTTAATGTATAACGTGTAAACAGTATAACGTGTCCAACTTCATAAGTCAATAGCAACAGAAAAGAGTTCAAAGAATAAGATTTCCCTGAACCCCTACCACCTGTAATTACAAAGTATCTACTTTCAGAACCTAGTAAGTTATACTTTTCATTCAGATTTATTTCCAATTTTAAATATGTCTTTTATATTAAAATCATTTATATTGTGCGTAGCTTCAATAGTTTCTTTTGGCTTTCCAAATATATGCTCTGCAATAAATAACTGTCCTCTTTGAGATTCCATCAAAGTAGTTTTAACAAATTCAATCTTTGTTTCTTCTTCAGTTTCTTTATTGTAAAGTTGCCCTAATGCTTTTAGAAAAATGTTATTTACTTTTTCTTCTTCTACTTTAGGTGGTCTGCCTTTGCTTAACTTGTGTCCTTTTTCAAATGCCATAATAAAAGTTATATTTAAATATATTAAAAATAAATAAAATCTATTGTTGTTTATTTAATATAAACTTGCTATGTGTTTGTTAATTCCGTAGTCAAGTAAAATGTAATTTTTATTTTCTATTCCCCAGTTTTCAACTTTGTATAAATCGCAGTTGTCAAAATCAAATTCGGGTATTAATTCTTTTATATGCCATACTTTTGTATTTGGCACTCGTTTAACTGGCTTGTATCTTTTTTGACAAACTACTCCCATAAAAATCCATTTTAGTTCTGCTAAACAACCAATTTGTTTATACTTATTCCAAATGTATTTTTCATTCAATCCTTGTAAATAACCACGTCGAGATATTGGTATTTTGATAACTACATTGTCAAATAATATTACAATCCTAGTTGAATATTTTAATCCAATCATATTACTTTTTGTTGTTACATAAACCCCATTTTTTAGGGTTTATCTTGTGGTGAAAGGTTAATTTGTATTTTCTGACTGGCGCAACTTAATTTATGATTGCCTTCGTTTTGTCCGCAGTATTTACAAGTGCCATTATGCCAAAATAACTCACAGTTATAAGCATCACTATCTCTATTTGTATTTACCCAACTTTGTCTATATTCACTACTTATTGCGGTGTATCTATAACAAATATTTTTTGAAGGGCATAAGAAGTCATTACATTTTGATATATCAGCCATTGTTTACGTGTTTAGTATAAATCCAATTTACAAATAATTCTGTTTCTTTACTTTCTAATCCTGCTTCAACAACTGATGCTTGGTTATATCCTGCTTCAAATGCTAAAGTCATTAACTCTATTACTTTATACTTTTTCATTCTTGTAAAGTTTGTTTAATTCGTTTGCTACTAGAATCCAGTGTTCTTTTTCTTCTTGTGTCTTATACTTTTTTACTACAGATATTAAATACTCTTTACTGTATTTGCTATAAAGTATTTCAGCGCGTTCTTGTGGTGTCATAATTCATTTTCTGTGTAAGTTGTTGGTGCTTTCTTTTCTAGTTCCTTTATTGTTTTGTTTCCTACATTAACGCACATAATAAACAAAAGTACAAAAAATATTATTCCGAATACTATTACTGCTTCTATCATATAAATCTAGTTAAGTTATTATTCATTTTATAAAATGCTTCTAGCTTTTCTGTAATTATTTCTTTGTTGTTTGTACCATCGTATTTAGTCATTAGTTCGTTTAGTTTGTTAATTGTTGTGTTGCTGTACTTTGGTTTGTTTGCTTCTTGCTCTAATTGGTTTATTTTATAATGTAAGTCATTTATTTGTTTACGTAATACATCGGCTTCAGTTATTACTTCATCATTACTTTCAAAGTAAGATAATACTTTTAACCTAATGTTTTTTAGTTCTTTATTTTGCTGCTCAATAATAGGGTAAGTTTTTAGTGAGTGTATAATACTAGCGTGATTTCTATTTACTGTATTACCTATAAATTGTAATGTTGAACTGGGTTGTAAATACTTTAACAGATAACAATACATCGCTCTAGCTTCTACAACTTCACGTAGTCTAGTGTTTTGGTTTACGTCTATATTCGTTTCTGCTTTTATTATTTCTTTTAATCTTTCTGTAATTTCCATTTTAAAATAGTGTTTTTTCTGTTTTTTCTATTAGTGTTTTAGCAAATCCAAATTCTTCAATATCACTTAACTTTTGATATTCTTCATCAATCCAATTTTGAGCTAATTTATGAAAGTTCTTTTTAATTTCAAATCCAAATGATTTTCTTTTTAATTCTTGTGCTGCTATTAAAGTAGAACCTGAACCTGAACAAGGGTCAATAACAACATCACCTTCATCAGTAAATATTTCAATTAGCTTTTTTAATAATTTTAAAGGTTTTTGTGTTGGGTGTAATTTTTCAATATTAGAATCATCACGTTCCCAATCTAAACAATTAAAAACCATTTTCCCTTTATTATTAAATTTAGGTAGTTTATCTCGGTAGAAAATTAAACCATATTCACAATTACCTACTACTTTCATATTAGCTTTTAATACTTGCGCTGAAAAGTTTTTGCGAAAAACTAAATTTATGTAATTATTTAAACCATATCTTTTAGCCAATTCAATCAAATACATCTGCTGGTCAAATGCGCAAAATATAATCATACAAGGAGCATCGCTTTTTTGTCTTGCAACTCCTTCAACTTTTACACTTTTCTTTTCAGGTTTTAACATTGTGCTGCAAAAGTGCATAAACTCCGCTGGTCTAAAATCTTCATCAGTATCAAAAAAACTTTTTCCAGCCAATTCACTTTCTCCATTAGAATTATCCCCGTCTTTATACCAAGCTGGATTTGAAGCATAAGCGTTATTTCCTAAATTATAAGGAATATCTGCTATAATTAATTGTGCTTTTGGTATAGCGTATGTTTTAAAGTTCTGAAAATGGTTATTAAAAATCTGTGCTTTTTTCATTTGTTTCTAATTGTTTGTTTATTTATAAAATTCCTCTTAATACGTACTGGTTTAAATCTATTTCTTCACTTCCAAAGAAGTATTTATAATTTGCTATTCCCTGCTCTAGTTTACGTTTTCCACTTTCATAAAATTCATCACTACATTCAAAGATTCCAATGTCTAAACTACCTTTGTCTATTGCTACAAAAACAAAGTTTTCTACATCAAACATTTCTCTATAAAGATACGCTTGTAAATCATAACTGTATTTCGCTGCGCTATATCTAAAGTCATTCAATCCTGTAGTAGTTTTTAAATCTACAATCATATTGTCTTTTAGTATGTCTGCTTTTGCTCTAAATGGTACTTCATCAATCATTTGTATAGCTGGTATTTCAAATTGTGATTTAGACATATAATGTACCGCTTCATCATTTTTAAGTAGTGCATCAGCTAAACGTTCTGCATCTTTTACTTCTTTGCTAGTGTAAACTTCTAAACCTTTTTCTTTTGCTTCTTTGTATGCTTTTCCTGCTTTTGTTGCTACATCTACAATTACTAATTCATCTATTTTGTGTGGCTCTAATACCATTGTATGAAATAGTTTACCGTCTCTTAATGCTTGTGATTCACCTGAACCATATTTAGTAACGTATTTATAAGTTTTTGGTGATTGTATCAGCATTTTTAAACTTGAACTACTTAATGCATTTTGTCCTAAATAACCATAGTAAAAACTATCGTCATACATATTGTCTAATAGTTCTTGTTTGTCCCAAATTTTACCGTCAAATGTTTTAATTTTTGTTTCCATCGTTTATTATTAATTTTAAAATATAGTTATAAATAGTTAATTCTTTTTCTGTACTGTTAATTGTTATTGTTAATTGTTCGTCTGAATATCTGCTTTGTCCGTCTATTAATTCTTTAACGTATTTATGTAAATCTCTATCTAAACCTATTACAATGCTTTGTATCTTAATTAATGCTTCTTCATTCATAGTTTAATGTTATTCAAGTTTTCCATAGTTTCATCGTAGTTAAGAACCTGTTTAATTTGTTCTACATAATACTCATCTCTATTCCATTTTTCTGTTAATGCTTCTGCTACTTTAGTTAGTTGATTTTTTACATAAACATTTTGACTAGATTCCATTAATGAAATACAAATCTCTAGTGTTTCAATTATTTCTTGCTTTGTCATAATATTAATTTGTATAAACTTCTCTTATTTCGTAATTCTCATAACCGCATAACTCCGCTCTAATTTTTGCGTGTTCTTCAGTTCTATAATATTTTTCAGAATGTTGGTTTTGTTCTGTCCAGATGTAAAATTGTTTTCTCATTTTAGTAAGATTTTAAATCGTTAATAATAAATTCTACAAATTTATCCCATTGATTCGCTAGTAAATTACTAGCATCAATTCCATTAAGACTTACGTTGTAAATCTCAAATTCTTCACAACAACCTGCATATTCTAAAGTTTGTGGTTCTGCTGGTTGATAATCTAATTCATAGTCAAAATCAAATCCTTTGTAATGTACTGTTTTCATTTTGTTTTTGTTTTAATTGTTTGTTGAGTACAAATATAAACAACTTATTTACATAAAAAAAACATTATGCAATTTTAACTTTTATTTAACAAAAAAAAAGGATAGCTAATTGCTACCCTCAAATTTTAGTTTAATTATTTTTCGATATACTGCGTTTACCCTTTCTGAATTTAACCCTCTGTTGTAGTTAAATTTCATTATTCTATTTATTCGTTGTAAGCAAGTCTGTTTATTTTTCATAAGTCTTTAATTTTTCTAAATATAAAATCATATCCATAGCTTCCTGCTGGGCGTGATTTATCCATTCTAAACGTGTTAAATCTGTTCTGTCTAGTGTTACACCATATTTATTAATTCCTACGCTAGAACGTTCTTTAAATTGGTTAATTACTGCTTCTACTATTGTATCTTTCATTTAAAATCTTTTTGAGTGTAGTTTATAAAGTTCCATTGTTTTTTTTAATGCATCGTATTCTGTAAATTCTACTTCAACATCATTTTCTTTGTAAGTAAATAATTCTAACCTGTTTGATATCTTAAATTTCAATACGCGATATCTATTAGAATTTTGTGTTGGTTGTATAACGTAAGCTAAATCATTACTAACACATTTATACATCGCTTTTGTTTCTTCATCTGTAGGAATGTATTTTGCTATTTGTTTTTTAGCCATTACTGCAATCTTAAAAATTCAGTCTCACCGTACTCTTTAAACCATTCTGCATTTTCTTTGTATTTATCAATTACCGAGTTTATAAAAACCAATTCATCCAGCGAACTTGTTTGTAGTTTCTTTACAATCGTTTCAATACTATTTAAAATATTAGTTGTTGTTTCAGGGTCTGTATTGTAAACTATTTTATATTCGTTTCTTACAACGTCTTCTAAATCTTTATTTAAACTATTTATTTTGTTTTTAATCTGCTGCTTGTATTGCGTTGTAAAAAATAAACTTTCGTTTGCTTCTAATAATAACTGGCTTAAAATTACTGATTTTAAATACTCCTGTTGAATTATATTTGTTTCCATTTTAATAATTTTTATAATCTGTTATTTCTTTTACAGGAATTAATACTGCTTTACTAGTATTATTATCGCCCATAGATTTTATATTTCCTTTATCATAATATTTTTTAAATATTGACTTTAATCTTTCAGTTTTTATAATTAAAAGAATATCATCTTCAAATTTACCACTAAAAATAAAAACCCAATATTCAGCTAAACTTTTATTTATTCCAGACGGTTTACCTCTACTCTCAAATTCAATAGCTATATTTCCGCTTCTTGCTATCCAATTATCTCTTTTTACTTCAATCATTTTATCAGTAAAAATAGAACCTAATAATTCTTCACCTATTTGTCCAAACTTTAAATCATATTTAAAATCGTTATTAAATTTCATCAGAAGTGTATTCGTCAAAAACTCTTTTTAGTTCTTGTATTTTACCTCTCCAACAGCTACTACAATCACTTAATTGTAATCTATGCTTAAATACATTGAAATAAATATCTGAAACTATTAACTGGTCGGCTGGTGTTAATTCGTTTTTCTGTAAAATAATACCTAGTGCATTGTAGTCAGTTTCATTTAAACATTCTGTTTTTCTGTACGGAAATATTTTGTTTAGTTTCTCTTTTCTTGCATCGCAATTACAATCAACGCCAGTTATTTCTGTAAATATTTTAACTACATTTTTTATTCCAGTAGCTGTGGTAATTTTTTCAACAGTATCTCCAAGACCTACTGATTTTTTCTTTCTTGCCATTTTATATTAGTATTAATTGTTTTTCTATTATTTTATTTCCTTTACTTATATTATCAAATGCCCAAAGTGGTTGAAAATTTGTGTAATGATTTAGTTTTATTAATTCTTCTTCATCTTTTGCTAAAGATACAGGATAAATATGGTCTAAATGCCATTTGCCTTGATTTTCCCAAGACATATCATCTTTAAATTGTTTTTCTAAATGTACTTTAAATTTTTCAAATGAACATCCTAAAATTTCTTTTGTTTTTGAGTTTTTATGATGGCTATTTTTTTTAAAAGATGAATATATTAAAGAACTAATATTACATTTTAATTTAAACAAACTATCAGTTTTTTTTCTATTTTTTTTATATTCTTTATTTTTATATTTTTTATTGTGATATTTTACTTTTTCTACATTATTTTTTCTCCATAATCTTAAAACTTCTTTACTGCATAATTTGCAAATATTATTTACTCCAAATAATTTTTTTACTGATTTATGAAATTCAATTAATTTTTTTTCTTCTTTACATTTAGTACAAGTTTTCATAATCTCTTTCTATATAATCAGTATATTGTTTCTGAAACTTCTGCTTTAATATTGCTTTGTGATTTTTTAAACTGTTAAATATTGAAATCAAACTGATATTAGTTCCTTTTGCTATTTCACGCATACTTAAATCTCTATCCCTATAAAGTTTAAATAGTAACATATCATAATCATTCCAGTTCTTTATTTCAGCATCAATAAGCAAACATATATCATTGTATGCTTTATGTTCTTCTACATTGGAATCGTCGAATAAGTCCCAGCAGTCATCAATAGGCACTTTTGTAACCTTCATTTTTTTATTATAGAACTGAAAGAACAAAGATTTTAGAGTAAAAAATACGTATCCTTTCCGTACATTACCATTTGCATCAATTATCTTTTCTGCATTTGCGTACTTGTATAAAGCTATATACGTTTCCTGAACTATGTCTTCAGCATAATCATACTCGCCAAACTTGTGTATAATCTCAACCCATTCTTTATGATGTTGCGCTACTTTTTCGAGCCATTTGTTGTTGTCCATATATAGGTTATTGATATTACGAAAATCACTATTTGAATAGTGTGTTCTGTTTCTTCGTTATCAATGTCATCGTTGTATAATGCACCTAACATTAAACCCTTTATTGGTGCTATAATTACATCGCCATCGTATTTTTGCATTAACTGCATTAAAAAATAAATTGTTATCAGTACAAAAGTTACAAAAATCATAATTCGAATTTTATTAAACCAGTATATTGTTTTTCTAAATCTCTAATTTTTAAATAAATTGCTATGTGACTTAAATTTTCATCCTGACTTTTCAAACTTTCAATATTATTTTCAAGTTCTTGCCATTTGAATTTAGTTTCCATATTAACTAATTCCGATAAATATAACAACTTTTCGTTTAGGTCTTTAAAATAACTTATTAACATTGAATTATCTGAATTTAAAACTAACATTCTACTAGCTGATGTTTGTAACTGCTCTATGTGGTTTTTTATTGCTATCATATTAAAACATATCTTTTAAAGGGTCGTAAAAGTCTCCTTCAACTTGTGGTAAACCATATTTATTTACTTTAAAGCTAAATGTGTCAAAACTTGCATTTCTACTTCTTTTACAACTTACTGTGACTAATTCTTTGTTTACTGTGTTTAACTCTAATTGTATTTGTGTTTCTGCTTTCTTTTCTAAAAAACTACCTAAATGTCCAGTTGGTTTATCAGTTCCAAAATTTGAATGTATTACTGTAACTATATGACAATTTAATTCTTTAGTCCATTTCATTAACTTTTGCACTACTGCATTACTTTCTTCTATGTTGTTTACATCGCTACATAAATCAGCTATACCATCAATAATAACCAATCCAATATCTTTTCCGTCTAATGTATCGTAAAGATAAAATTCTATTACTTGAATGCGTGTATTAAAGCTATATTGTCTTAATGCTAAAGTATGGTATTTATCAGTAACAGTTCCAGTCATTTCAATAGGTCGTTTAAAAACCATTTGAGCGTGAAAATTGCCTTGTTCTGTGTCAAAATGCACTAGGTGTTTGTTTTCTCTATTGCCTTTTAAATCGCCTGTAATACCATTTAATTGTCCGTTTAAATATACCGCTGAAAGTAAACTGATAAAAAATGTTTTTTTGCTTTTAGGCGGTGCTTGAACAAAAGAAAAATTTCCGTAAGTTCCAACTGGAACAGGATATTCAATAATTCCATCTTTTGTTTCGTATTGCTTTGTACCAAATGAAATAGCTGGTGTAGGGTAATCTATTTTTTCTAGCGGGTTAATAATTGCTTCTTCAACTAAAACCTGCATCACTAATCTTTGTTCTTCTTTGTCTGTTTTCATTTGTTTGTTTTAAAAAAGGGTAGCTTTTACACTACCCAATTAAATTTAGAAAGGTAAATTGTCATCAGCAACTACTGCTGAAGCCCCAACTTCAGTTTTCGTAGCATTTGTTATTTTCCCATCATTCCAAACTACTTTTCCGTTACCTAAATAAGTCTTTGGTTTTTTAGCATCACGTTCTTCTTTTGTTTGTGAATCAATTATAGAAACATTTTGCCCCCATTCGTTTGTTTCATCGTTAATTGAAATTGTGCCATTGTAGTAATGCGCTCCATCTTTACCAGCTACAAATTTTTCTTTTGGTAATTTGTCTACTCTTAAACTAAAATTAATTAATGCACTCATAATATATTTATTTATTGCCTACCTTTTTTTGCTGTTGTCGGCTATTCAGTTTTATTTACTTAACTTTTAACAATTCGTCTTTTACTACTTTAGTCATTTTATACTTACCCTCAATAGTTGCAATATTACCACCATTTTTTAAATATTCTATTGCTTTATTAAATTCAGGCGTGTTTTTATTTAACCATTTTAAATCATCTACTGGTTCTTTATCGTGCTTATTTGTTGCATCAGGGTCTTGTGTGTCATCAATTAACAATAAGTTGCCTAAAGCATATTTTTTACCATAAGAACTAGCCGAACCAAATTGCTGCGGCACTTGCATTCCTTTTTGTTGTAAATCTACTCCCACAATAGCAGTAGCTGAAATTTCATTAACTCCGTTATTATCTAATATTGTAGCTTTTGAAAGTAGTATAGGATTTTCAAAACTAATCAATTCTTCTGTAATTATAAAACTAACTTGATATTTTTCGTTAAATGGTTTTAATGCCTCTAAAATGTCTTCAGCACTACGAAAATTGTATTTGCCAAAACTATTAAATTTTGATTTATTTGCTTTAAATTCTTTTTGAATTAAAGATAATTTTTGGTTTAAGTTTAAATCTTTCATTTTATTGTTGTTTTAATTTGTAAAGTTCTGATTTTATTAAAGTCTTATATTCTAATGTACATTCAGCATCAGCTAATTCAAAGCAATATGTTTCTAATGTGCTTAATAAACTTTCTAACTCGCAAACTCTACTTTGTAAAGTTTCAATTCTAAATCTGTTGTAATCTAATAAATCTTGCATTTTAATTTGTTTTAAATGTTTGGTTATAATATTCTTCTCCTGTCAAAATATAAGTGTGATTTGTAACTCCACCTGATTTTTTAGTTTGATTGCCGTGAGCATCTATAATTTGCTGCTTTTCTAGTTCTAAAAATTGATAGTAGTTATTAATAAAGTTTCTACCATCTACCGAGTGCGTATTAAATAAACTAGGATATTCTGTTTCTAGTTTTGAAAATAATTCTTGTACTGCTGTTTTCATCTTATAAACTACTTAATGTTAATACTCCAGCTAAAAAAGCTACCCATAATAAAAATGCCAATACACTGTTTTTTAATGTTTTCATAATATTTGTTTTTATTTGTTTGTTAATTCAGTTTATAGTATGCTAATCCACTTTGTTTTTATATTAATGATTCAGCTATTTCAATAGCTTCTCTTTTTGAATAAATACTTTCTTTTTGTTTATACCCTTCATTAATTACTAAATGATTATGTGCATTTAAAGAATATATTGTATAATAATAATTATAACCATCACTTAATTTTACTCTTGTAATAATTGCTTTTTTTGTTCTTTCTGAATTTTGAATTGTAAATTGCATAATGTATTTTTTTATTTGTTATTTCTTCAGCAAATATATACAGGTTATTTATATAAAAGTGTTAAAGAAAAGTTAAAGTTTAAAAATAAAAAAAGCTACCTGTTACAGTAGCTCTTTCCAAACAAATTAAAAAACATTCAAAGAAACAGATTTTATATATAGGTTACCTTTTGGGTATAGTAGTTTATTAAGTCAATCAAATCTACATCAGCAAATTTAACAGTTTGTTTTGATTTTAAATACATTTCTTCTGATAACTTATTACCAAGATATAAACTAAATTTAAACTGCTCACCGCTTCGTGCTATGTTGCATCCATAACATTGTACACCTACGTTATTTTCATCCCACCTAGTTGAATAATTACTTCTACTCATAAAGTGACCGCATTGTAATTTTTGCCAATTATCTTTCTTTCCACAAGTAACACAAGTTGCTATATCGTTTACAGCATATCTTTTTCGTATATACTGGCTAAATATACTATCTAGGTTTTTTACTAGTGTTTTCCTGCTCTGTTTCTTCATTTGTCAAATATAAAAATACTTTATAAACAACGATGTAAATAACTTTATTTTAAAACAGTAAGGATTTAATTTTAAATCTTATAACTTTGCCTAGTTGTTTTACAAAAAAACAGAAAATAAAACTAAAAAAAATTCTAAAAATAAAACCAAAAAAAAACAAAATAAGTGTTAAAAAACAAAGTGTGTAACTAGGTTAGCTATGCTCTATCAAATTTAAATATTCTTTGGGCACAAAATTAATTCCTTTTACTTTCCAAAACCCTATTGTAAATTCTGATTTAACAGGTTTTAAATTTTGACTAATATTTATTAAACTATTCTCATAGTGTCTTACTTCTATAAAATTTGTCTGTGTTGCACCTTTTACATTTGATATTCTCATAGTAAAGGAAATTTAAGATAATTTTTATAGTATTTATAAGATAAATAAATAGCTAAAATTATAAGTAGCCATAACCACCATAATTGAAGAATAAAAGTACTCCAATTAAATTGTTCTTTATAAACTATCTTTGTGTTTTCAACTTTATTTACTTCTATCTCGTTTTTGAGTGAATCTACAACGATTTTAGACACTATCTTTTCATTTACTACAATAGTATTATCTTTTCTTTTTTTGTGGCTTAAACGAGCATTTTTGTATTTAGTTACTTTTCCTTCGTTGTTAATTATCTCTATTGGTTTTGTAGTGTCTACTGCTTCTATAATTATTTCTTCAGTTGCAACATCGAATTTAATTGAAGTGCTATCTTTAGAAATAGAATCTGTTTTAATTACTTGCGTAATAGTTGAAATACTATCAATTTTCTTTTCTTCTTTATTGATTGTTTTTGCGCCGCAGCTAATAAGCAAAAATGTCAGTAGTAAGTATTTCATTTTAAAAAGGGTCTACAAATAAAACGTTAATATTTTTTCTACTTCTTAACATTACATTGCCACCATTTGAATCGTTCCCTACTGCGGTATTACCCTCGATACATTCAAAGGTTTTATTTACTTCTACCCATCTTACAAATATGCCAGTATGGTCGTGTCTACCATCTTTATTCCAATCGAAAAAAACAATATTTCCTGCAACTGGATTAGTTGTAATTCTATTTGTTTTACGATAATGCGCTACCGCTGTTTGACATCCAGCAAATCCTTTTTTAAAACCAATATTACCAAGAGGCGAACCCGCTTTATCATAACACCAACTTACAAACATACCGCACCACGCAACACCATCAAATCCAAACCATTTTCCGTATTTTGTTTTATTGCTATTTAAAGGTATTTCGCCTTGTCCTATTTCTTTTTTTGCAATTTCTACTACTTTGCTCATTGTTTTAATTTTTTATGTTTATCAAAATCCTCTTTTAGTTTTGAATAAAGTCCTTTTAAATTTTCGTAGTCTTTTGCTAGTTCGTTGTATTTGTCTGTTAAAACTCTATGTAACTTTTCCCAGTTTTGCGACTTTTCAACCTCTTTCGCGTAACTCATTTGGATATTATTAAAATCAGTTTGTAAATTAAGATTGTGTTTTTTCAATTCAGTTACTTCAGTCATAACTTCATTCATTCTAGCTTGATATACAATTAAAAAATCATCATATAATGTTTTCATAGTGCTAACCGCATCTTGTCTTTGCTTTGCTCTACCTCCAAAGAACCACGCAACTGGTGCGCTTATTGCTGCCAAAATTGCCTCCCAATATTCACTAAAAAAATTTACCATAACAAATAACTAAATATTACCCCTATAATTAAAAAAAACTCGCCAACCCACAAATCCTTATCGCTTTCAAATTTTTCTAGTTCGCCAATAATTCTTCCGCTTTGTTGCAATGATTCAAAAGAAAATAAGAAAATGAACCCTATAAAACTAGGAACAAAGATTTTAAACGCTATTTCAGTAGCAATATATGTATCAGTAATTGATTCGCGAATTGCAAAATACAATATACAACCCGCAATAAAAGCTATTGGAGCGTGTAAATGCCATCGGTTTAGTATTATCATATCTAAACTCTTTATATCTCTTAAAATCGATTTTAATATCTTTTTCATCACGAATTGAGCAAAGTTAATAGTTCGCTTTTTTCCTCATCGCTCATCACTTGAACTTGTTTAGTAACTAAATCGATAATAACATCGTTAAGTGTTAAACTTGGCGCAATTACTTCTTGCTCAACTTCTATTTCAAACTCTATTGTTTCGTATGAAAGCCCTTGTGGAATATCATTTAAGTTTAAAGTTTCAATAGTTTGGTTTCCTAGTGTGTATCTATATTTTATCATCTTGCAGTTGTGAATGTTTGTTTTAAAGAAAAGTAATCACCGTAGATATTAATTGAAGTCAATCCAGTTGTTTTTTGAATACCATTTAAAAAGTACATTGCTGTTGTTGTAGCTGGAATATTACTAGCGTTTGTTGCTACTAAAGTATCATTTATGTAAAATCCTACTGATGTTGCGTTAGCGTTTATTTCTATTCTTAATTTTGTCCACGCGCTAGCAGTTACCGCAACAGTTGAATCAGTTGATGTTCTTGTACCTCCATTTCCTGTTACACATTTCCAATTTGGAGAAGCACCAATACCACCACTTGCAAAAACTCCTCCCTCGTCATAAATAAAGCTAATTAAATTGTTACTCGTTGTTATGCTTGAACCAGTATACAAACCAAATACATTTACAAATCTATTTGTCAAAGTTGATAGCGTTTCTATATTTATCAAAACCTCGTAAGAAATAGCACCATTTCCAACAAAAAATGTAGGTGTATTTCCCGAACCTAATCTAAAACTCCCGCCTCCAGATGCAGTTGTTCCTGTTGCTAATTGAATAACTCCTTGTTGATTTGTTCGATTCGGATAAACGCCTGTAATTCTAGCAGCAGAACCAGTACCAACTGCCGACATTGTAACTCCAGTTGATGTTGAAATTCCAGCATTATCATTAGTTCCTAAAAAATCATCAAAAAAATCAATTCCTTTGGTTCTATTAGAATCTACAATTAAATCAATTATGTTTTTATTTTCCCAAATATCAGTCGCAGAAGTGTAAGCTAATAATTGATTGTTTGTTTCGCTAGTTATCTTAACGTTATGCAATTCGTTTAACTCATAACCATTGTCTACCTTAACAAATATTGAACCTTGCGTAGCGTGTGCGCTTACTACATAACCGATAATAACTAAATGATTTGGTGCAGTTGGTTTTACTTTTGTAATTCTACCTGCAACCGTTGGAGATAAATATAAAATATCACCATCTGCCCACGTTTCACTTTGTAAAGAACCCGTTGTGTTTACGTTTCTTATAAGTCCGCTTGTAGTAATAAAACCCTCTTGATTGTTGTTTATTGTTTCTGTGACAAGCCCGATTGTTTCAGCCGATAAAGCATCTGTTGTGGCTTGTGCTAAATCAACTTTCAATCTTTGACCTTGTGCGCCAGTAACTCTTACCGCTTGGTAATTGGCTTCTAATAGATTTACGTTAGTTGCGGTTTTGTTTACTACTCGAATAACATTTTCTTGACCTATTTGCAAAGTAACATTTGCGCCTTTTAATTTCAAATCTAAAGTTCCATCTGTATCGTTCCAAACTAATGAACCAGCACCAGTAGGAATATTTGTTGGCGTATTGTCAAACTCGATATTTCCCGTAAGTAAACCAAACTCTCCTAAATTAACATCAGCAGTTGCACCTGTGTAAGGAACTCCTGCTGCTGGAATATCAGAAGTAAATGCTAGTGTTCCACTTCCGTTTGGAACTAATACTACGTTATCAGGATTTGTAGGTGTTTCAAAATCAAGCAAAGTGCCATTTGCGTTTAAGTTTCTTTGAATACCATTTGATGCGTATACAGTTGTTTCTTCATCAATACCATCATTTTCTACAAATGATAAACCATTTATGCTAACTGCACTTGTTAAATTAGGATTTCCAACAGAATCAAATGCAATTGCTGAATCTGTTAGTTGCCCATCTTCATTAACTACTTGTTGAAGTGTAGGAATAAAATTATGATAAATTTCCCATTCTGCTGCGCCTTCTGTATTATCTGTACAAATGTAAGTTGTTCCGTTATCTAAAGTCCAAAATGAACCAACTTTAAAACGCAATGTTACGTCAAAACTTGAATCTGGAACTAAATCAAATCCATTACTTGAATTTCTTATAAATCCGCTTTGGTCGAATACGTGTCTAAATCCATTCTGCCACATATCTTCATACTGATTAGAGCATATCCTAGAAATACCACCATTACCGCCAAAATCATAAGTTCCCTTTTTAAGTAAAGAAGTATTTTCTAATTCAATCGCATCGGCATTGTTTACGAGTATATTTTCGCCACCAGTTGTATTGCCTAAATCTAAAGTTTGCGCTAGTGTTTGAGAACCACCGCCTCCGCTTGTTCTTGTTACATTAACTTCAATAATGTTAGGATTTACTGTAATATCAACTACATCAATCGTTTCTTGTACCGTTATGTCTATAATGTCGCTCATCGTGTTACGTCGTTTCTAATTAGAAAATTCCCTGAAATATAGGTTTTTACTTCACCATCAAAATTAAATTCAATGTCGTAAATATAGTTAAACGCTGGTATGTTAATGATTTGAGTATTGATTTTAAATAAACCATTTGCAGCATCAGTAATAGTTATCCCTGCATTACCTACAGATGTTAAAGATAAACCAACAACACCGCCATATTCCTTTCGTAATTGCATACGAATAACTGTGTCAGTTAAATCTACTTCAACATCATTTATTTTTATTTGAAAGTCCACTTCGTCGAATGTGTCCGACTTTATGTGCTGGAAATTTAATTGGTTCATTTTCTATTTGTTTTAAAAATAAATGTAATTTTTTTACGTTTATCGCTTTTGGTTTATATGTTTCGATTATATTACCCATCCTGTGAAATTTGCATCTTTATCAGGAAATACATCAGCATTTGAATTAGCATTGTATTCAGGAAAACTAACTTGATTAAAAGCCATATAGTCAATAAACCTATTTGTATAACTTTGTGCTACATCACGCTCTTTTGCTATTAAGAAATCAATTTCGTTTTTATCTACGTTTGTGCTATTCTCTGAATTATGTTTAAATACACCTTTGTTGGCTACTGTATACGCTGCGTAAGGTAAAAACTCTACCATAGCCCAATGTATTAGCATAGGTTTAATATAAATCGTTAAAAGGTCGCTATATGGTTGCGTTAAATCATCATTTACTATGTCGTCATTTAATCTATTAAAAAGCCGAGTACCTAAATAATTTTGAATGTGTACGTCTTGCGCTATTTTAATAAATTGAATAAACTTATCTGTGTCAATGTTTCCATTTAATACAGTGAATTTTATAATATCATCTCGCGAAATAAAAAGTGCCTGTGCCATTTGTTAGTTTTTAAATCCCATTTTATCCCAATACTCTTGTGTGAATCCTTTTGTAGGCATATCTGCTGGTTTCATAGCCACTTCTTTTTCGTTTCTAATTCTATAACCAAACTTTTCAGCTATTGCGTTGCTCAAAGGTTTTGCAGTTGGATTTGTAGGGTCTATTTTTACACCCTCTAAATTTGCGTATGTTCTACGTAGCCATTTATGCTGGCATCTCGGACCGCCCTTGTACAACCAAATAGAATAATTTGCAGAACCTTTTGGACCAAAACCAGCATTTACTGCAAAATCTTCCATCGCTACAATATCCTCTTTACGATATACTTTGTCAGCATTTAACATCTTTTTACAAAATGCTCTTTCACCGCTTAAATTACCACTATAAACATAACGTGTTATGAAGTTTACACCATCAATAGTTTTATCTTGTTCTTTACTTTTAATGTTTGGTCTAGCAGTTCCTGTACTTACAAAATTCCATACTTTAGACAAAATAGATTTGTCTTCTTTTTTTGTATTTATAAGATTTATTTCAGCATCTAATTCTTCTTCTGAATCATAGTCTACTTCAGTTTCATCAATCATTAACCATTCTTCACCTAATACTTCGCCTTTGTTTATTAATTCATCAGCTAAAGAATCTGAATTTAAACAAGTATGCGAACTTAAACCAGTTTCTTCAGCTATTTGGTCTTGTGTTTGTGTATTTTCTAAATCAGTAAATTCTAAAGGTTGTATAGTTTTAAAGTAAAGATTTAATGAAATATTGTTTACTGCAATAATAGTATCAATAGCGTAACACAATTCATCCTGATAAGGTTTTATAACTATATTGTCAAATAATAGCGTAGCAGTCTTTATTTCGTCTGCATTGTTACCTAAACCACCACCTGAATCACGAACACCTAAAAGCATAGGACTTGTAACTCTATGTCCTACAATTAACTTTTCAAAACATTCTTTGCTCAAATATTCATAATGTGCTGGTGCATCCGTCAATGGTAAGTCTTCAACTGTTGTTTTACTTTCTGCATTTGCGTTAAATGCTACAATTACCTTTTCACCTCTTGCTCCAGTTACTTTAGAAAGTACATCACGCTTTATTTGGTCACGCATTTCTTCACTAGGTACACCATTGTTAAAATTGATAACTTTAGTTCCACTAAATCCGTTTTCTATATCATTTATTAAATACTCTCCTATCTGTTCCTCAAGAAAAGCATAAGGCAAAGCACCCGAATAATCTATTGGCGTATAATAGTGAAATCCACTAACATAAGGTTTTACTATATAAATTTCAACTTCGTTTCCGTTACCAAATCCAAAAGCAGGTATCTTTTTTAATTTTTCGTTAGGTTTTACTTTTGTCCAATCAGGGTGGTAATACCAATTTTCTATTTCTCCTTTATCGTTACATTTTTCTGCTCTTAATGTGTGCATCGGAAAATGGTCAATAGATTTAACCCTCTTTTTTTCCATTACTACCTGAATAGCACCCATTCCAAGTAACTTTCTTTCTAATGCTACTTTCTTTAAACAATCACCTTTTATTAAAGAAACAAATTGCGCGTATTCGTTAGGTTTTCTATTAGCATCTAGTGCTGATATACCTTTGCCGTATATCATATTAGTAATACCTGTTATAATAGAGCCATTTGTTGCTGAATGTAAATATCTATCAATTAAATACTGAAAATAATTATTATCAGTACCATATTCGATATAGTTTGCTTTTGTATTTTCTTTAATTAACGGTGAAGTGTAAGCCGATAAATTAACTATTGAAATATTATTCATAAATTATAAATTCGTTTGAAGTAACATTTTGAACATATACGCCTTGATTAATTGTATATTCCGAAATTTCTTGATTTGTAACCATTATTTTATCTCGATATGCAATAATATCACCATCAAAACAGGTTAGTGTATAAGTATGATTTTCTTTTAAAAATTCAAATTGTAAATCCTCTTCAAATTGCATCCAAAATTTTTCTGTAACTAAAACTGGATTTGTTATTGTAAAATCTACATTTTCCATTTCGTTGTGAAATACCATAGACGTTATATTGTAACTTCTAGGCATAAACTTGAAATTTTGTGTGTATGTTGAATCCTTTAAAACTAGCATAATAAACTTTATTTAAATAATAATTTAATTTGCAAATTGTTTTAAAATAAAAAAGGGCGACGTAAGCCACCCTTTAATAAAAAACATATATTATTATGAACCTAGAACAATAGTGAAACCAGCGTCTTCTAAAGTATCTCCAAAGAAATTAGCAGGTAATTTTTCCATTCCCTTTAGCTCTAATGTGTACCCTGAGAGGTCGCCCATTTGAGCGCCAGTCACGATAGTGCCCCCAGTAACTTCCATTCCGTGTTGTAAACCACAAAGAAACAAGTTTCCGTTATTGTCTTCAACAACAACTTGAGGTCTACCATAAGATAAAAGTTTTACTTGTTTGTGCATATTAACAGTCAAATTTTTCAACTGTAGTTTTAAACTTTGGTCAAAAAATGTAGTTCCATTTTCACGTGAAGAAGTTATAGTTTGGTCAAAACTATTCGTTCCTTTCAAATCGTATTTGTATGCAGTTGGTGTACCACTTACCGCAGTAATTACGTCAGTATATGTACCATCGTAAGTATAACCAGTTATGTCACCATAATTAATAAAATAAGCAGCAGTTAAACCACCTACTGCATTTTTGCAGGGTTCTAAACGCCCTAATGTAATATCACAAGCCATAGTTTTTTTATTTAAAAGTTAAAAAAAAAGGTGGTGTTTATTCCACCACCCTTTTAGAATTTATTTATAATGATTATGCTGCTGGAGTGTAAAGAACAATCTCTGAACCAATTCCGTATTGAACAGTAGCAGTAAATCTCATTACAACTCTAACATTTTGACTTCCGTCTATGTCTTGCATATCAATAACTTTAACTTCGTTAGTCAAGTCATTTAATAAACCAGTTCCGAAATACAAGTTAGATTTTTGTGCTGCCATCATATAATCATTTGCCATTCCGTTTGCGACAAAGATTTTAACACCATCAAAAGAAAGTGAACCGTTGTTCCACCATTGAGTACCCAAATTGTTAGTACCGTTAGCACCTAAACCTGATGCACCGAATCCACCTAATGCACGTACATAATCTCTAGCTACAGATTGTGAAACATATAAATACAAATCTTCTTTTCCGTAAAGTGTAGCAGGAATCAAATCTACTACTTTACCCATTTCAGCAATTACATTAGCAGCAGTTACACCACCAGAAGCAGGAGACGCTACATCTAAAACAGTTGCATCAGCAGTAGCAAGAGTTACAAATCCGTCAAACTCACCAGCAGTAGCAGTAGCACCTTTCCAAATGTTTTGCTCTGTTTTTTCAGCTACTTTAGCAACTACGTGAGCCAATAAGAAATCAGCAAAAGCAGGTGGCAAATTGTCAAATGTAGAATAACCCATTTGAACCGCTTCCCAATCTGAACGGAAATCTTTTTTACAAAGTTGCAAATTTACCTGAAATTCCTCTGGCTGGATAATTCTTTCAGTCAATGTTACTGTAGAAGTAGCATCAAAATCACAAGTAGCATTTTTAACGATTCCGTCAGTAGCAACTTTTTTGATAACTTCTTTAAATTTAATGTTTGGTTTTACTTCAATACCGCCATTTGCGATAGTTGAACCTGATAATAATGCAGCAGAAATATATTTCCCTGCAAATTCACCAGCGTAGGTAGTTGTAATACTTGTAGTAGTAGCCATAATTTTTAGTTAAATAGTTTAGCCATAACGATATCTTGTGTCGTCATTGGGCGGTTAGGTGATAATTTGTTTAGTTTTACTTCTGTTTTAAATTCAGGTGAGTGTGTTAATGGTTCAACAACAACATCAGAACTTAATTCTTGTTTTACTGATTTTAATTCAGCAATTTGTGCTTGTAGTTTTTCAATTTCAGCGAAAAACATTTCTTTTGAAACTGATTCTACAATTCTTTTAGGTGTAGCTGTTTCCGCTTGTGCTTCAACTTCTACTTCTACTTCAGCTTCAGGTGCTTCTTCTTCAATTACTACTTCTTTAATTTCAGAAATAATACCCTCAACAGCTACGCTTAAAATCATTCCGTCTTCTAGTTCGTATTCACCAACTGGAACTGGAACTCTTTCTTCACCATTTACAATAAAAATAGATTGTTCTGCTTCAAAAGTTTCAGCTTCTAAAACAGTAACACCATCTTTTAGTTTCATTTGAGCAAGTTTTACTTCCATACCCAAAAGAGTTTTAATTTCGTTTAGTACATTCATATTTTACTTTTTTTATACATTACAATATATTTCAATAATAATATTTTTTTATATTGTTATATTTTATATATTTGTATTTAAAATCCGCCAAGATTTAAAGTTTTATAAATCCCCTTCTTTTAGTTTACTTGGCGGTACTATTAGAGGGGGTATTTATTTTAAAAAAAATGTACTTACCTAAAAAAGAAAATTTACAAAAATTAAAAAAATTATACGATAATGTAGATTGGGATTTAGAATATGATAAACTTTATTTATCTAATAAATTAAAAAATGAAAATTATAATAAAAAAAATAATATTATAACCATTAATAATATTAAGGAAGAAACTAATGCTGATTATTTAAATATTTTATATGATAAATATAAATTACACATTAAAAATGGGGGTACGCAATTTGGTTTTATATGTTTTTTAAATGAAAATAAAATAACTTTTAAATGTAATTGTTGTTTTAAATATTTTTTAGTTGAAGACATTTCATTTAGTATTAATACAAAAATAAATGTAGCTGCTTGTAGTAATTGTAATAAAACAAGACATAAAGAATGGAAAGAAAATAATAATGGTAAAGAATGGCAACATAATTATATTTCAAATAGATATAAAAACGATGATATTTTTAGGTTTAAATCTAATGTAAGACAATTAGTATGCACTTCTTTTAAAAGAAATAAAAATAATAATTGGAAAAAGAAAAGTAAAACAGAAAGTATTTTAGGATGTAATTTTGATTTTTTTAGAAATTATATTGAAAAACAATTTACTGAAGGAATGACACTTGAAAATTATGGTTCTTGGCATTTAGACCATATTAAACCATTAGCATTAGCAAAGACAGAGGAAGATGTAATTATATTAAACCACTATACTAATTTTCAACCACTATGGGCAAAAGATAATTATAAAAAAGGAAGTAAATATTATTAAAAAAGGGTAACTATTAAGCTACCCTTTAAATTTATAAATTACCCATTAATTCTAATCATAGTTCTAACACCGTTTTCGTTTGTTACTGTGCTAGTTCCTTGTTGTAATGTAGTTCCAATTCCTTGATTCATTAATTCACCTTCACAACATTTTGAACTGTATGTTGAATCGTCGCATAAACACCCTCTTTTACCGCCTTTTGGCGAATTTGTTTTGTTACCCATAATTTTAGTTATTAGTTTTAGCATTAATTATTATTGATTTTATTTTTTCAATTAATTCTTGTTCTTTTGTTTGTGCTGATAATTTTTGTTCGTCACTAAAATAACCCTCAACACTTATTCCTAAATAAGTTCCGTTTTTAATTTCTTCCCAAACTTTATCATTTTCAATACTCATAATAACAGCCCAAGAACCTTCAGCAGCATTTAAATTATAAATAGCAGTTTTATCTATTGAGGTATTTTCAACTATCCAAGATTCAACTACAGAAACACCTTCAACTTCTGTTTGATGTTCTAAAGTAGCGTTATTATTATTTAATTTTTTTAAATATAATTGACCTGCTTTTTTTACAGTTTCTTTTGAAAATTTAATGTTGTATTCGTAATCACCATTTCTTCTATAAATAAGTTTATCAGGAACTAAAGCCAACCCTATAATAATTCTTTTTTCGTCATCAATAGATTTAAATTCTATTCTATGATTATTTAAAGCAATCCAAGTTTCTTCTGTAGCTGGAAATTTTACCAAACTTAATGCTTCAATTCCATCGTTTTCACCATTTTCATCAATAAACAATTCTATCGTTTCTAATTTTTTAGCCATTTTATATTTCTTTTATTATTAATTTAATTATTATTTTAATATTTTGTTTTATCCTAAACTAGCGTTACGAATTATATTGCGGTCTAATGATTGTCCAGTAGTTACATCGCTAGGAACTACATACGCTTTCACTGGCGTTTGTTGTTGTGTATTCATTACGTCTGCCAATTGATTTACTCCGCTGTTACCTACTACGTTAAATTGTGGAGCAGCACCACCACCTGTTGCGCCACCACCACCACTAGGAGCAGAACCAGCACCACCGCCACCTAATGCACTTAATGCTTTTGCAGTAGCTGCTATATTTGCGGCTGCACCTATACCAGCACCAACATAATTTAAAGGTATTTTAGTTCCTAAATAAATTGGACCTGCTACTGGTCCCATTGTTGCAGCAAAAAGTCTATCTGCAGCATTTGCTGCTTGTGTATTTGTTACAATTCTAGCCAAACCAACCGCACTTTCTGCTAATATTAAACCTTTTTGTATTGCTTTGTTTTTTTCAAATACAGTTTTTAAAAGTGAAATTCCATTTGATGCAACATTTAAATAGGAATCTTGTATTGCTTTTTTACCATTAGCAACCGCTTGTTCTCTATCTAATTCTTCTTTTGCTGCCGCATCTTCTTTAGTCTTTTTATCAGCAGCTATTTTAGCATCTTCAGCCGCCTTTTTATCCGCATCTGTCTTTACTATTCCAGCTAAATTCTCTAAATGCTTTTGTGTTAATAATTCAGTATTTAAATTATTCGCCTCTAATATTGCTTTCTTTTCGTTGTATTCCCTAGTTTCTTTTTCAGCTGGTGTTTCGTAAGATTGATTTAATGCAGTTATTATATTAAGTGCATCTTGTGCCGACTTCATATCATCAGCTAGTTTTTTATCAGCAATAGCTTTTAATGCTGCCGCTTCTTCTTCTGCTTTTTTAATTGCTGCTTGTTTTGCTTTTTCTTCTGCTGCTTGTTTTTTCTCTAATGCTTTTTTTCTTGCTTCTTCTCTTTTTTCTGCTTCTTCTTTTTCTGTTTTAGTTAATTCCTTTGTACCATCGTTAAACCTTTTTATAGATTCATCGTAATTTTTACTAAAGTCA